AGCATACGCTCCAAATCACGGCGCGTTTCGCATCCCGTAATCAAAATACGGTATTTCGGATGGTCGTTATAGATTCGTATAGCCGCACCCACATTGTACGCCGCCACCGTTGTATCCTCCTCACTTTGTGGCGGATTCTTTGCGCTACATTTCGCATCACGAATAGCTACATCCTTAACACGTAAATCGCCGCCCTTATCACTCTTATACATAATCACGTACTCCGAATGGCGTTGTAACCACTCATCCTCCGCCGCCGCCGCCTCCGTTGCCGAAATACCAAACTCCTTCACTAACGCTTTGATATAGGCACCCTTCGGCACGTCAACATCCGTTTTGGATCCGCGATTGAGATATAGGAGCGTGAGATAGTTCATAACCGGATTTGTTGTCTGTACATAGTTACTAACACCCTTGTAGCGTAGCACTAAGGCAGCCGGTGGATTCTCTCCCTCGAACGGCGGGTCAATCGAAAACAGCGGCGAAAATGTATCCATACGATTCACCAATTCCACTTTACTCGGTTTACGTCCTTCTAACGCCGTATTAAATTCGTATTCTGCCGTCAACTCGCACAGCTTTAGCTGAGATTTATCTAGTGTTTCCCACGGGGTGCCCTTCAACATATCGGCAAGAACTTCCTCCGCTTTCTTTGTGACTGATGCAGATACGTGAACTCCGCGTCGTGGTGCTCCAATATACATCTCCGCACTACCATCCTCGTAAATACGTATTGTCCAGCAGATGCCTAGAACTTTCGGATCAGATATAGGGCGTTTAATAAGAATAATACTACCCATATCCGTTGATGGCTTATCTGCCATCAAACTATCTAGTAGTTTTTCGTTGCTAATAAACGGTTTTCCGTCCTTTCCCGTTGCCACCTTAATAATAGACGGCACACGATCCTTCGCCGAAAAAAATCGTATAAACGGCTTTGAAGGCGTCGGTAACATTTCGTAGAATTTCAGTTCTAGAAGCGAGGCTGTATAGTTTGGCGCCTTCGGTAAAATAGATTTATAAATATATAATTTGATCAATTCAGGAATTTCGGCGTCCGTTACAGTGGATGACGTGACGCCCTGTTCCAAACGGTCCAAACGTGCGTCAATATATGTACGGTATTCATTTAGAGTTTGTAAAGCAGAAGCGTCCATAGTTAAGGTTTGAGGGGTGGTTCGGAGTTGCGGAAAATAGAGTCGTACAAATCCTTCAAATATCGGCTCAGTAAGGGGCTGGTCCGCCTGGAGAAGTGATTCCAGTGTCCAAACGTGTACAATAGGAGATGCGGTAGAAAGATTTGACGTCTCTATGGTGACACCACTATAGAGTGTTGGAAATACCGGCTCTTTTGCGCCGTCCTTGTAAAGGCGCGGATCCGGTATACCTATGACCGACGGATCGTGGGGGTTCACAAGTCCATCGGGCGCGAGAAACGGCCAACTAAACTCTAACGGTTTGAAATGATTCGGTGTTGTTTCTACGGCAATAAATAATTGGTTTGGCGGGGTCGTTCCCAGGGCAAGGGCAATACGCTGTTTCAAGTTAAACAACGTTTCAAAAGGAAAAACTTTGGCAAACTTTGTCTTATCAAGTTCTACGATACGGGTCTCATCCAAATGAGACAGTATCGTAATAGGTTGCGGTCCCAATGAGGGCAACCGGGACGGTTCTATTATGTCCATTGCTACTGTGGTTTGTGTTTTGAATTATCTGGTTATTCTCTTAAACCGTCGTCCACCGTTTCTTTATATTTCGGTGAATCTGTAATATGAACTCCACAATATTCAACCGGATGCGCCGCAAAATTGGTATATTGATATACACCCGTCGCTTCTGCCTGTTCTAACAGCCAGGCAAAGTGATTCCAAAACTCTGGTGTATGTCCAATAGAGCTTGTGCCTACGTGGCTCATTTCGTGTAGGGCAACAAATACAATAATATTTTCTTGTACAAGTTGTTCCTTCTCATCACGTTGCCGTAAGCACATAAAAATCTGCTCTCCCTTATTTACTGAGTAAGATGTATACTGGGCGTCGGGCGTCGATTCGCTAAATCGTTGCGCCGAACAATCAAAGTTATCAATCATTTGTTTTACAAACTTTTTATCATAATATTTGTTTTTGAGGTATGAACGGAGTTTGAGAAGCCGTTCACGTACACGAGCCAGACGATCCGCCGCATCTTGCTTATCGGGAAGATTGCGGACAAGATACATTTCTCCGTCTATTGTGGATTTGGTAAGGGCTACAGGATACTTTGAATCCTTCATAGCAAGTCCAGCGTAGCCTAGACCAACTACACCCGCCATGAAAGCCCAAGGGAGGATGGAATCGTTCATATCCTTACTTTAGGTGTTCAAAATTGAAAGGATTTATGACGTGCTGTAGTTTCTAACAATAGTGATGGAGTATATGGTGCTGTATGCGGAAACGCCAGATGCCCTTACGGCAAAAGTATCGGCGGTGCTTGGGCAAAATTGGCATCCTTGTGGTGGCGTAGCGGTAGCGACTGTCGTGACGTCTGTAGATAGGGACGGACGTTATACAAATGCGATTTCGTTCTATCAGGCAATGGTGCGTGAAGGTGGTCCGCCTATTGTCATTCCTACGTCGGTGCTATATACATAATTTGAAATAGATGAACAGTGTTCAGCTTTTTCAAAAGGACGGGGGAGGGGGTATTTACGCAATCTCGAGCACACGGCGGTTGACGTCAGGCTCAATCGTGCTGTTGAGCCATGGGCTCACGTTCACCTGCGGGTTCGGCGGCTCCGAGCGGAGGTCCCAAGAGGCGTTACGGAGAGATTGTCCCACCGTGTTGACGCCGATAAGGGCACCGGCGTTTAAGAAGTTCTTGCCAGCAATATCACCGGCGCCCATCGGGTTCACCTGCGCCCACTTGGAGTTAGGGTCATTCGGCAGTAGCTCCTGCGGCGCGAGCTGGTTCTTGGGATAGCAGTTGGAGGGCGTAGATGCCGCCGCAAAGGGCATCGGCGACGGGGTATCCTCGAAGCCCTCGCGCACCTGCTGGATGGGTCCCGCAGGGGTGTCGGGGCTCACCGTTGTGCCACGGGGAGTAGCATTCTGCGAGGCACTCATAATACGAGCAAGGTCAACGGGTCCAGGATTGGGGAAAGCATTCGCGGCGGTACCCGTCATAGACTGGGGACCAGTGGTATCAACAACGCTACCGGAACTTGCGAATCCCTCATGGTGACGGCGCTTCAAGAGTCCACCAAGGGTGGGATCTAATACATAAAATAGACCTACTGCGACTAGGACCGCCAGACCGACCAGGAGTGGTGTGCGCGAAGACATTTTCTCTAATTCCCTTGATTGTATTTTTTTTACGCCTCGCTGTTTGTTGATTCATCGTCGTCCGTTACCCAATCGCTAAATTGAGACTCATCATCGGATACTTCGTATTTTCCAAAAAAGTTCGCCATTGCCGCTAAGGCTTTCTGTCGTGCCGCGTCGGCGGTCCGGAAGAGGACCTTAACCTGTTCTTTCGCGTCCGCCTTCTCTTTTGCTATTAATGCCGGGCTACGCAAGGTCAGGGTATTGGTTGTATCCGTTGTCTCAAGATCATCCACTTCCTCAATCTCCTTTGTCGGAACAGCCGGAGTCTGCCAATCAAAGTCAATGACCATGCTCTGGGTATCTTTCTCCACAAACTTCACGGCAAACTTCGGTAAAATGGTAGACCGGGTAATTAGAATACCAACCAATTCTAAATCAACAATAGCATTGGTATACGCCCCTTCCTTCACATCAAAGGAAAACTCTTGTTCTGTATACTTATTCCACAGTGGCTTATTGTCAGTATCGTAGATAACACCCCACTGTGGTGTAATACGCTCTAGCGAATCATAAGAGGGCTTATTCTTGAAAAGTATCTCCGTCTTTGTAAGCTCTATGAGTACAGTTTTCTGTAACTCGTTAAACTTTGATTGTGCCGACGGATCGGGAAGGACTATAAGCTTATCGTTCATTCGCAATCGTACACCCAGACGGACTGGCTTTGCTACCGGTACATAGAAATGGACATTGTTGCCTTCAGCACGACGTTCCGGGACTCCAAACATTGGTTCTGTTTGGAACTGCGATGTACATTGAAAAATAGTTCCGCACCCCATCTCAATGAGTGCTTCGCCGAGAGATCGTTATACAGAAGCAAATGGTGATTTAGCAGAGCATATAGGCGATAAAGTACTAGTTTTATTACGGTCTCCCGAAAATCAAGCTCGTATTCAATCCGTGTTAGACCCGATTATTTCACATATTATTAATCGTATTTTTCCATATATACTGTTATCAGCAATACTCTTTTTGATTTTATTTATTTTAACCATTGGAACATTTTATATGGTGATGCGTACATCTGCCACAATGAGTTACAACACTAAGATATCAGATTGAAAGAGCAGTTGGAATTCATCATTATCCATATCTTTCAACTGCTCCTTACGTAGGCTTTCAAGATAGGGAATTTCAGTCGTAATTGTATCAGTGTTTCCCTTGAGCCAAAGAGACCACTTCAGCCACTGCTTCTCGCTCATCAAATCATCAACCGTTTCATTGCGCCCATTGAGCATATCAATAGCCCTGTCATAAGGAAAGAAGTCCTTGATATGAATGGACTCAAGAGCCTTGTGAAGATTGCCCTTGTACTTGATGGTAAAGTACGACTGCTTGAACGGCAACGACTTCGCCTTGTTTGTATAGTCCGATCCCATCAGTACACACATTTCCAGGAATTGTAGGTAAGTAAGTCCAGCGTGATGTAGAATATCGCTCAGCAAATACGAAATCCAGCCACTTGTATCACCTGGGCTGCTCATACGCTCAGGAACAAGGAGCGTATGAACGCCACGTGCCAGGAGATCCATATCATTGCTCATCACAGCATCCAGCTCACCGCGGCGCATCAGATACGCCAGAACGTTGTCTGCCTCGCCATTGGCGTTCAGAAAGAGAACACCCGCCGCATAGAGTAGACGCTTCACCTCGTCCCGCTCGTCCGTTGTCACGTAGACTGAATTTGCCGCAAGACTGCCAATCTCCTTCGTCAGCGTATCCCGTTGCTCCTTTGTCATATCAGCGGTCTCCATATCGGTCGTCAACTGCTGACGCTTCATGTCGTTCTTGAGTCGCGCCTCATTGCGCTGTTTAATGGTCTCGCGCTTCTCGTCCGGTGGCTTTCCGTCAAAGACCGGCACTGGAATAATATTGTGTTCCCTACATTTCGCAATCAGATGGGCAATGTAGGTAATCGGATGTGTTTTGTTTGTTTTTGCCTTGTAAAGGAAGCCAAGAATGTCGATGCCGACACGCTTCTTAGCGAAAGAAGCCCAATCGGGCGTTTTGAGAGCAGCCGGTGCCGCCCATCGTATCCAGCCAGTTAATCCGCGGATACCCATTGTAGGAAAGTAGGAATGGAAGTCTAGAGTTTCTTGTAGTTTCGATGTGCTGAATCAGCGTTTCAGCATTAGGGGTCTCAATTTTTTCGCGTCTTATCGTTCTAATCCGTCAAGTATATCCGGCACACTCATCCGCAAACTTATATCCTGCGGAACAGTTGATTTAGCAAGTGTACGTAAACGGTTCAATTCGGGCGTTACCAATCCGCACATAACGTATTGTTTCTCTTCTGGTGTCTTACCGTTGCCAAAGACCCATAGAAATTCAAAATGGGGCGCCAAGGCTGCTTTCAGCACATAATACGCAAATACACTTGTATTTTCCTCCCATTTATGGGTCGCACGTGCTAAAAGCTGTGTTGCCTGAAAGTCTTGCCATTTACGTTGTCTTTCCCACGATCTACCGTACCATTCACACGCCAACCATTCGGCATATAACTCCGTCCATGCCTCAAACAAATGCGGATTAATCTTATCGGTCTTATTCATCTTCCAGCACGGTGCTGGGGTCTTTCCAACCTTCCAATCCCATTTCATTCCGTGAATCATTTCGTGTATAAGCACCCGCTCCCATTCTTCCTTACGATAAATAACAATATTTGGCGTTCCAACAATTGTCCATCCACCGTTCACCTGCGCTTTTGTCGGCCACTGATTTGCCTTAAGTTGTCTCGGGTCATCACGATACCATAAATAAATCTTGAATCCTGGTTCGGCGCCTAACCATTTAAGAATAGCATCAACCGTTCGTGCTATATCTTGAGATTTATTAGGCTCAGGGGTAATAAGAAATAGTGTGCTTCCCTGCCAAAGCTCATACTTGAGTCCCTTAGTAGCTGGGTTTTCTAACAAAGAGAAGATAGTCTGCTGTTCCCATCCACTAGCTATCTGCTTTTTTGCTTCGTCGAACTCTTGGTTGCTTAACGGCTGGGGTTGCCTTTGCGGTTTCAACGTGGGCGGCGGAACTGACTGGAGCAGGGCTAGCGCCGACTCCGCCGTCGGGCTTTGGCTCTGCGACGAGCTCATTTTGTACTGGTATGTCTTTTTTATGTATCGGTGCCTGTGGCGGTAGTGGGGTTGAGTTGGTGCGCACGGTTTCGAACAAAAAGAGTACTGCCGATTCTAGCGAAAGCGGTGTGCGGTACGACGTATGGGGCTCAGCGGTCGTCAGCGACTTCATAGCCAACCAGAACACATGGGGCTCTAAAAGGGTATTTTGGCGCTGAATTGCCGCTGCGCAACTATCAATAATCTCTGGTCCCGTCTGGCAGAAACTGAGCGCCTGATAAATAATACCTCTTAGCCACTGAATCACTTTCAGGTTGGGCTTTCTCTTTGACCGTGCGTTCTGAATCAGTAATGCTATCATCTCGTCGTAGAAATCCTGAATACGCCTTGGCCACTGGGTTGGGACTTGATTTGGTAAATACTTCTGAATCTCCTCTATACGTTCCGGTCGCCCTTCGCACTTCTCGTAGGCGATTTGCGTGGCAAACGGTGGCGGAACAACGGTTTTCCAGTCCTGATATGACATCCGTGGCATACGATATCTGACAAATGCGTCGTCTAGAAGGGCTAAGGGACCGGTAATTTCTCTAGCGGTAAGCCAGAGCATACCAGCCGCTTCGGGTGGCAGTACAAACTGTTGAATAATAGCGCGTACACGAATCGCAGCCGCTAAGGAAAGACTATGCGCACGGCGCAACACGACCAACTTACGGGAGGAAGACCTGAGACTATTAAGTACGTCACCGCTGGAGAAGAAACTTGTCAACAAGTCGCCAATAATCTGCTTGTCTTGCATAGACAGATTCGGAATATCAATTTCAAAATGATAGGGGCTGGTAAAGACTCGGGCTTCGTAACTATCGCCAACCGTAAATGTACGAGTTTCTAACGGATACGTGATTTTACCATTCACTTCTTCTTCAATAATACGTCGGAGCTCCTTGGTTTTACCGGACCCCGCAGGACCGATAAACATCAAAGGAATGTCCAATCGCTTCATCATTACTGAATATGATGAAGTGATGGGTTTAGACGGAGTGGGGGTCGGTGCTTATTAACCGCTTCCCGCCGCCAATGTGTCCCGCATATTGCTTATAGTAATCGTGGAGATACTTGCCGAAATAAGCGCACAAGGCAGTACAATGATCATCACAATCGCCAATATAAACTGAATCATCTGCGTGGGATTGTGGCTGAAATGGTACAACGAAAGAGCGTAGGCAATCAGTGATGCTACAAAACTAAAGACCGTTACAATTGCCAAAAGCTTCGTATTCTGCGAAGAATCCTTTGGTATGAGTGTACCAAAGGTGATTCCCGCAATAATTATCAGCGTTGCGCAAATACCGAGGGAGACAAGATAAGGTAAATTAGCTGACATACTCTATTATATCCCTATTTTATCGCCGACGACCACCTACCTTTGCCACTGCCTTAGCTGTATCACCAAATGCGTTTGCGAATCCCTCCCACTTTATACCGGTGCCGGGCGGGGTTGATATTATAACTAAAATTCCACATAATATCAAAATAGATACAATCAGTGGCGCAAAGAAGCGGCGAAAGTAGACATCCTTAATTATAGGATCTGCTTGGTATTTCTTTTTTGTCGATGTACTACAAGAGCCTGACTCCATTTACAATGGTTCATCTTTTTCTAATTATACTATAAGGAGTCACCTGTGATGTCAACATTCCAGTGTAGTCCTGCTTTACATCGCCGGGATGGCGAGACCTGTTTACCGCCTAGTGCTTTAGAGCGCTTAACTCGTGCGTGGAACAAAACGCATCCCCGGAATAAAATAAGTGTACGCAAGACACGGAAAAATGGACGACAAGACGCTGGTAAGGTGGAGACCGCAAATATACCTCTCTGGGACCAACTTCGTGAAAATATGAAATCGCACTACAAATGCGAAACTGAGTTTTGCGCAGTCAAGAAAATACCTGGATTATCTGACAAAGATAAGAATGAGTTCAAAAAGTATTTTAAACCCGAAAAGCCGAAAAAATGGGATAGTAAACCTACCGATTGGCTGGATAGTTACAACATTGAGGATGTGATGAAACAGTATGAAGAGGCTTATCCATTTTTCGATTTTATCGGTCCCGTCCCCATAGATTTTGACGCCAAAGACGAAAATGCGTGGGGCAAGTGTATTGTAAATGAACTTTGTCGCCTTGATTTGAATGAATCGGCGCAAAAGGGAAAAACCAAGATCGGCATCATATTCAACTTAGACCCCCACGATGAACCGGGCTCACACTGGGTATGCGCATTTATTGACCTGGAAAAGGGTAACGCCTACTATTACGATTCGTATGGATACAAGCCTCCAGCTGAAATTGTGCGACTTCTCAAACGCTGTAAAGACCAGGGATGTACAAATATCTATTACAATGACATTCGTCATCAACGGAAGACATCGGAATGCGGTGCTTTTTGCTTACTAGTTATTATATGTTTACTCAAAGGTAAAGAATTCCTAGATATTTGTAAAACTATGGTAAATGATGACGAAATGAATAAAATTCGTGATATTATATTTGCCGAAGAAAAGCCACGAAAGGGGGCTTTAGAGGAGGCACTAAAAACATTCTGTATCTAATCTTTCAGCGTTCCGTTGGAATTTTATGATATATGTTGGTAGTTTAGAAAGATGTCCGGACGAACTGGTGGTCCGCAACAGAACTTGTTTCTAAACGGAGCAAATTACTCCAAAATTGTAGGATTCTTACGCACTCGCTATGCTAAGAAAATGGGTCTTTCGGCATTACCCCAAAAGGTTGACGAGAAACTCCAAAAGTACACTCAGCATTTTATGACAGAAGTCGCACGTGTTCAGGGACAGGATAAGCCGCAGAATACTCTTGCCACTGAAGTGATTCGTGAGACTGAAACGTCAATGGATTCGTGGCTACGTAAGCAGCAGGCTGCCCAACCGCCTACCACTGTCTCCGTTGGCACCTATCCCCGCGGCGAGGACGTATCCTCATCCCGTCTTTTCCAGGATACTGGTTCTAATTACAATAATATGATGGCGTCCCGTGCCCCTATCCCCATTCCGCAGGTCGGTCTCCCCGATTTCCGTATGCCCGAGCCAGAGCTTGACGAAGAGGAGGACCCCGTTGTGTTGATGCAACGTGCGCAGAAGCAACGTGAGGACCAAGCCCGTTCTCTCGGCATTCCTATTGCCCCTCCTGCTCCCTCATTTCCGAACAATAGGGTGGAAGCTGCGCAGAGCGGGGCAACATCGGTTATGCCACCGCGCCTAGAGATTCGTGACGAGGCGCCGCCGTCGGCTACCCAGCCTATTCCGCCCCAAGCCGACCCGCCGCCGCCCCAACTTGCTCCCCGCCCTCAAGACTACATCATTCCCCAGGAGGATGTAGTCAAGTACCGTGAGACGGAGCACAATGTTTTCATTACCAGCTCGGACCGTAACTGGCTCCTTAATAACACCGAAAATCGCTACAACTTCTCCGTCATCTTCAACACTGGCAACACCACTGGGGCTCTCGGTTACAATAGCGCCGTCCAGCAGCGCTTCCGCAATATTCAGCGTATTGAATTCGTAAAAGCGATTGTGCCGATTGAGTCGCTCACGGCGCTTGTACGTGTAACCGCCAATACACCGACCTACGATACCAGCCGTGTAGTCAATATTTTCGCGCTACCCTTTGCCGGTGTTCGTATTGCCGAGCTCAATAACAACTCGTTTTCCACGAATCCCAATGAGGATAATACATTTGCTATTGTCCAGTACGATACAACATGGTCCTCTGATTTAAACGTACCCCAGTCATATCTGCCCGCCGGTTCGGCTGGTAATGGCGCCGTCGCCGCAGATAAGACCGGTTACACCGGCTTTATTCCCAAGTTCCTCAAGACTCAGCGTGTATACACGCCGACCCCCCTAGCTACCCTGAACCGTCTAACAATCCGTATGGAGCGCCACAACACCGAACTTATCAG